GACGCCGGCAAGCTGCCGGCCGCCAAGTGGCGGCCGGACCTCGGCCGCCCCGCCCACGAAAGGACCCCTCATGGCCAACCCCGCCCCGACCGCGCAACCTGACCCGAAGCCGACCGGCCTCATCCCGGTCGCGAAGATCCAGTTCCTCCCCGGCATGAACCTCGACGTTCCCGGCCTCGCGCAGACCAACGGCGTGTCCTCGCAGGACCCGAGCACGTCGGCCTTCCGGCGCGTGTTCTTCGACGCCCGGTCGCAGCGGTTCATCGTCATGGCCTTCGCGCCGGGCGGCGACCCGAACCGCGCGCCGACCGCCATCAAGGAGTTCCCGGCGGCGATCTGCATCTCGGAGCGTGCGCTGTGACCGGCCCCGTCAAGAACCCGCTCGTCGGCGTCCGCGCTTCCATCTACGAGCGGCGCGGAAAGGACGAGACGTTCCTGATGACCGTCGAGATCCTCGACGTGAACCCGGGCCGGATGTGGGCGCACGTCGTCGTCGCCCCGCCGCCGCCGAGCAGCCTCATCGTCGCGGCTAACGAGCAGTCGCGGCACCGCGTCGGCGATCTCGTCGAGGTCCAGACCGGCGCGGCCTGGCGGATCTCGCTGACCGAGCATCCGGAGGCGATGGAGGCTGCCGATGCCGTCGTCGTGGATCTACGCCATCCGTGGCGAGCGGCTGGTCCTGGTCGGTGAGTTGCCGCGCATCGGCGACGCGCTGCGGTTCGTCGGGCCCGGATCCGGACATCGGTGCTCGCGCCGCGACCCGCGCGTTATCGACGTGGACGGGCCGACGGTCACGCTCGACGAGGCGATGGGGTACGTGTCGCCGAGCACCGTCATCGGCGACGGCGTGCAGATCCTTCGGCCGGGCGGTTCGCTGTGAGCGCCGACGCCCGCGAAGCCTTCGAGGTGTGGTTCGCCTCCGTCTACGGCCCGCCGCCGTCCGACGCGCAGATCATGGCCAGCCTCGCCGAAGCCGCCCGGCTCGAGGCGTTCATGGGCGGCGCGTGGGCGGCGTGGCAGCGATGCCATGCGTACCTCGGCTTGTCGCCCGACGACCGCCGGGATCCTGGCGCGCTAGTCGAGGGCAACATGACGCCCGCCGAGGCCGACGCTTCGGCCGCCGCCAAGATCGGCATCGCGGCGCAGGCGATCGATCTCGACAGCCTCGGTGAGCCGCCATGACCGACGCCATCGACCCGGCCACCCTACCGATCGTCACCCGCTTCGACGCTCGCACCCGCGCCCGGCAGGACGCCGCCGACCTGCGCGAGCGCGCTGAGTTCTTCGCGTTCGTCGCCTCACGCCAGATGGACGAGCGTCGTCGCGACACCGCCACGATCGACGCGGTGCTCGCGTGGGCGCGCGACCCGATCCCGGAAGGCGAGGCGCCCGAGGTGTTCGGCCTGCGGGCAAGCATCCTGTGGATGGGGGCCGTGTCGACCGAGCCGCCGATCAGGCCTGGGGCCACCGACTAGCCCTTGAACCCGGCGCGACTTCCGCGCATCGTGTAGTTCCGACACCATCACCGCCCCGCTCGCGAATCACGTAGGGGCCCCGAAGCCGGCAACGGCTGCGACCCTACGTGACCCGAGCCCTACCCAACCCGCAAGCCCCGTGGTCCGCCGAGAAGGCGGGCCGCCGCGTCTACACGCGCGACGGGGCGTGGGCCATCCCGTGGATCGAGCGCCTACGCTCGTCGTGCCATCCGTATCAGCTCGCCGTGGTCGACGAGATCATGGCCGGCCTCGGCGTGGTCGTGCAACTCCTCGCGGTGCTGGTCGGTCGCGGCGGCGGCAAGACCACCGTCTCCGAAGCCGCGCTCCTGATCACGATGGGCATCAAGGCGCGAGCCAAGTGCCTGTTCGTGACCGACACGAAGGAGCACGCCCGCGACATCGCGTGGGAGAAGTTCAAGGACATCATCGGCCGGCTCAGCATCGACGCGCGGTTCAATGAGACTCGCCTGACGATCACGTTCAATGCGAACGGGTCGACGCTGAAGCTCGCCGGCGCCGACGACAAGCCGGCCGTCGAGAAGTATCGCGGCATCCCGTACGACGCTGTTGTCATCGACGAGGCTGCGTCGTGGGCGCCCGAGTTGCTGGAGTGGTTCATCGACAGAGGCATTCGGCCACGCCTTGGCGAGCGTCACGGCTGGATCCTGATGATCGGCTCGCCGGGGCACAACCTCGTCGGCCCGTTCTTCGAGCACACGCGCCCGGGAGGCAACCACTCGCCGCACGCCGAACGCGACAAGCGACCGCCCGGATGGCGCGGATGGTCTTCGCACGCATGGAACGTTGCCGATGCCGCCAAGTACGTCGAGGCGATTCGGCTCAACTGGGAGGAAGCGCAGGCAACCAAGATCGAAAAGGGGTGGGGCGACTCGCACCCGATCTGGCTGCGCGAGTACCTAGGCATCTGGGCCGAGGACGCGACCGACGCCATGTACAAGTTCCGCGCGTACCTCGACGACGGGGTGACGCCGTGGAACGTGTGGGACCCGGAGCGCATCGGCCCGCTCGGCGTCGCCAAGCTGCCAACCGATCGCGCGGATTGGATGTGGGTCATCTCGCTCGACCGCGGCAGCGCCGACGAGTTCGCGATCAACGGCTACGCCTTCAGCCCGTCAGACCACCTGAAGCGCATCTATCACGTCCTCTGCTACGAGCGGAAACGGCTGTATGCGCGGCTCGTTGCGTGCCTGCTCATGGGGGCGCGCGAGACGTCCGACGTGGACAAGATCCTGTCCGCGCCCGAGATCGCCGCGTCGCCGGACGCGGAGGCGACGCCGCCTGAACCGCGCGATCCCAACGCGCCCGACTCGCTCTCGCCGTACGGCATCCTCGGCTGGCCTCTCGGCGGCGTCTGCGACTCAGATCAGACGCTCATCGACGAGCTGTGGAAGACCTACGGCGTTCGGTGCGTGCAGGCCAAGCGCCAGCGCGAGGAGAAGCACGGCGCGATCGAGTTGACGAACGGCGATCTCGTCGAGGGTCGATTCAAGGTGCTCAAGGGGTCTTGGCTCGAAAAGCAGATGCGGTCGTTGCAGTGGACCGTCGACCAGTTCGGTCAGCTCGTCGAGCGCAAGGGCACGCGCAACCACTCAGCCGACACCGCCTGTTACGGCCGGAAGCTGATTGCGCACCTTTTCGAGTCGGGCGCGGTGGTCGGCGAGATCAAGCCGGTCGTGACCCGCAGTTCGTCGACGCGGGGCCAGCGCCCCGACGCCGGCCCCGTTGACGCCCCCGCGCAACCCGAGTGGATGGCCGCGCTTGCGGACCCGCCCGACCAAGAGGACCCATGGTGAAGAAGCCCCCCGCATCCCTCGCCGACATGCTCCAGGCGATCATCGACAAGGCCCCGGGCCTGCGCGCGGCGGGCGTCACGTCCGTCGGTGGCGAGGTCCCGTTCACGCTCGCGCCGGCCGCCCCGCGCGAGGACCGGCCGCCGCGACCCGAGGCCGACATCGGCGACGTGACCTCCTTCATCGGCGAGCACGCGCGGCACGGCCGGGAGGACGCGTCGTGAACTTCGACGACGCCGACCGCCCGGAGGGGCTGTGGTGGAACGCCGAGGCCGGCAAGGTTCACACGGTCGTCCTGCCGTATGTCCGCACCGTCGAGCGCCGACAGTCGGACTACTTCGACCGCTTCCTGATGTACGAGGCCCACTACGACCCCAACGGGCCGGCCGCCGAGTGGAGCAGCGAGACGTACCTGAAGCGCCTCCGCGGCATCAAGGAGAACATCGTCGCGATCTGCGTCGACACCGTTCGCGCGCAGATCGCCGCGACCGACGTGCAGGCGCAGTTCATGACCGACGGCGGCGACTGGTCGGCACAGCGCCGCGCGAAGCTGATGGAGAAGTACGCCGAGCAGCAAGGCAAGCTGACGGCGACCGGCGCGGCGGTGCGGGCCGCGTTCACCGCCTGCACGAAGAAGGGCACCGGTCTCGTCCGGGTCTACGCCGACCAGGACAAGCAACTCCGGGTCGAGCCGGTGATGGTCGACAACATCATCGTCGACGACCGCGAGTGTTCCAACGGGTCGCCGCCGCGGCAACTCCACTACCGCCAAGCCGACTTCGACTGTGACGCGCTGATCCAGCAGTTCCCCGACCACAAGCGCGAGATCATGCGCGCCCGCGGCAGCGCGTCGAACGGCTGGCGGCGCGCCCGGGCCGGGTACGGCGACACGCGGAACGACGTGCTCGTGGTCGAGTCGTGGCGCCTGCCGATGGGCGTCTACGGCACGGACCGCTATGTCCCGGGCCGCCACGTCATCACCTGCGAGGGCGCCGACCTGTTCGACGAGGAGTGGCACAAGCCGCACTTCGGGATGGCGATCGTCCGCTACTTCGAGCGCGAGGGGTCGTGGTACGGCGGCGGCCTCGTCGAGCGCGTCATCGGGTACCAGCGCGTGCTCGACCGGCGCCGGTCGCAGCAGGACCGGCAACTCGACTACGCCGTGCCGACGTGGTTCGTCAGTTGGGTCGACGCCAACGTCCGGATCCAGACGACCCAGGCCGGCAACATCGTCGCGATCAAGGGGGACAAGCCGACGGCCGTCGTGCCGCAGGTCATCGGCCCCGAGATCATGAACCAGATCAACGACGCCCGCGCCGGCGCGATCGCCGAGGTCGGCTTGTCCGACATGGCCACCCGCGGCACGAAGCCGGCGGGCCTCGAGTCGGGCGCGTCGCTGCGCGAGTTCCGCGATCAGGGCGGCCAGCGGTTCGCGATGCCCGAAAAGGCGTTCGAGCAGTTGTGGCTCGACGTGGTGATGCTGCAACTCGAGGTCTGCAAGGATCTCGGGGCCGACGCGCCCGAGTTGAGCCGACAGACCCGGTTCGGCCCGTCGCGGGTCCCATGGGGCGACATCGAGATCACCGACGTGCGGGTGCAGATCGCCGCCGCCGCGACGCTCAACCGCACGCCCGCCGGCCGCAAGCAGACCGTGCTCGAGATGGCGCAGGCCGGCGCGATCAACCTGGAGGAGACCCGCCGCCTCTACGGCCACCCGGACCTCGAGCACACGATCAGCATGTACACGGCGTCGATGGAGGCCATCGAGCACGACCTGGAGGCCATCGAGGAGGGCTGCGTCGTCATCCCCGAGCCGGCGATCAACCTCGACATGGCGCAGTCGCTCGCCCAGAGCCGGATGCTCGTCGACCGCGAGCTCGGCGCGCCCGAGGATGTGCTCGAGGGCCTGCGCGCCTACTACGTGCAGGCCGCCGACTTCCTGACCCGGGCGCAGGCCCCCGCCCCGGGCGCGATGACTACCGGCGCAACGCCGCTGCCGCCCGTCGACCTCGCGATGCCCACCGGTGAGCCCATCCCGGGCCCGCCCATGACCACCCCGCAACAGGTCCCGTCCGCGGGACCGCCCACCATGACCGCCGCCGGCCCCGCCGCGGCCTGAAGGATCCGCTATGCCGCCCAGCCCTGCCGCTTCTGCCGCGCCCGCCGCCAAGGCCCCGTCCCCGCGCGACCTGTTCGTCGCCGACATGGCCGCAATGCGCGCCCCCGCCCCGCCCCCGCCGGCCGCCAAGGAGGCCGATCCTGCCCCGAGCGAGGACGACGTCCCGGTCGACCCGCTCGCCCTTGCCGACGGCGGCGATCCGGAGGCCGACGACGCCGAGGCCACCGCCGCGGCCGTGCTCGCCGCCGCCAAGGACGCGCCCGCTGCGCCCGCCAAGGAGGAGACGCTGGACCCGGCGCAGGCCAAGCGCATCGAGGCGGCCCAGCGCGAGGAGCGCCGGCGCAAGGCCGAGCGCGACGCCCTCCGCGCCGAGCGAGCCGCTGAGCTGGCCAAGCTCGAGGAGGAGCGCGGGTCCGTCGCCGCCGCGGCCAAGGCAGCCGAGGAGTTCAAGGCGCTCAAGGCCAAGGCCAAGGCCAACCCGCTCGCCGCGATCGAGATGCTGCGCGAGCTGGGCTACGACGACGAGGCGTTCGTCGCCGTGTCCCACGCCGCGTGGGCCGAGACGCCCACGGGCCGCGCCGACCCGCGGCACAAGGAGACCGCCGCCAAGCTCGCCCGCGAGCGCGAGGTCGGCGGCGGCCTCGCCGAGATGCGGAAGGAGATCGCCGACCTCAAGGCGTCGCTCGAGGCCCGCGAGAAGCACGCCGCGACCGAGCGCGCGGTCAACGGCTACCTCGACGCCGCCATGGAGGTCGCCGCGACCGGCAAGGTCACCGAGACCGACGAGGAGGGCAACGAGATCGTCGCGGCCACCGTCGAGGCGCCGATCTTCAAGCGGTGGATGAAGTCCGACAAGGCGGCGGCGCGCGCGCAGGTGATGGCCGTCGCCGACCAGATGGCCGGCGAGGCGCAGCGGAACCACGAGCCGATGCCGACCCCCGCCGAGGTGCTGGCCGAGGTCGAGCGCCGGGAGCGGATCGCGCTCAAGAAGCGCGGCCTCGACCCGGCCAAGCTGTTCGCCGAGGCGGCCCCCGAGCCGGCGAAGAAGCCGACGCCGCCGCCCCCGGGCAAGACCCTCGCGCGGGCGGGTGCGGCCCCGGCGCCGCCCAAGAAGAAGCTGACCGACGAGGAGATCCGCGCCGACTTCATCCGGCAACGCGCGAGCGGCAAGTTCGACGACGAGTGATCGATCGCGTCACTTTGCGTTTGCATTCGCGCGCTGTTCGTGTACGTTCGACACCAGTAGCGAAGACCTCGATTCGTCCCCGCCCGAGAACCACGTAGGGGGCTGAAGCCGGCAACGGCGTCAACCCCTACACGCGCGCCTTACCGGCGCTGCACTCGAGGCGAACATGTCTTCAGGGTCGAATCTGACCTCGGTCGCGCAGATCTACAAGCGCAAGTACTCCGACGACGAGATCGGAGATCAGGTGATGCGCGAGCACCCCCTGTACCAGCGCATCCGCAAGATCGGTGGCTTCACCGGCGACAGCGGCGGCAAGGCGTACCTCATCAAGACGGGCAACCCGCAGGGCGTCAGTTCGACGCTCACCGCCGCGCAGGCGTCCGTCTCGGGCAGCAAGGGCAAGCAGCCCAAGGCGGTCCGTACCGTCAAGTTCGGCGTCATCACGCTGAGCGCCGAGGCCATGATGGCGTGCGAGGGCGACGGCGCCTTCTACGACCTCGTGACCGGCGAGACCGACGGCATCATCGAGGAGTACGGCGACTCGTGCGCCTTCGACCTCTACCGCGACGGCACCGGCGCCCGCGGGCGCATCTCGTCGATCAACGGCCAGGTCCTCACCCTGACGAACGCGGACGACGTCCGCAACTTCAAGGAGGACATGACCATCGTCGGCGACAACAACGCGACCGGCACGTCGCCGAACGCGGGCTCGGCCGGCGTCGAGTCGATCGACGAGGACTCGGGCACCATCACGCTCGAGGCCGGCGGTGTCGCGGCGGCCAACCTCATCGCCAACGACTACCTGTTCCGCAACGGTGATGGCGGCGCGTGCGTCGAGGGCATCGCGCTCTGCACGCCGCTGACCGCGCCGACCGCGGGCGACTCGTTCCGCGGCATCGACCGCTCGTCGAACGTTCGCCGCCTCGCCGGCGTCCGCATCAACGACACCGGCAACACCATCGAGTACAACATCGGCCGCGCCGCCGTGTCGGCCAAGCAGATCGGGCGGGCGCAGGACGAGTTCTACCTGAACCCGGTCAACTTCTTCGCGATCCAGCAGCGGCAGAACGCGAAGATCGAGTACGACGGCGGCGGCGACATCACCGCCGGCGTCCAGTCGATCCAGATCCCGACCGCGGCCGGGATGCTGAAGCTCGTGAGCGACGCCGACTGCCCCACCAACCGGGGCTACGGGATGCTCATGAAGGAGCACTACATCTGGCACATGGGCGAGTTCCCCCATGTCGTCCGCGACGACGGCAAGCCGTCGATGCGCCAGATCGCCGACGACGGCATCGAGATCCGCATCCGCGGGTGGTGGAACTACATCCAGCGCCGCCCCGGCAACTTCTCCGTCATCGCCATCTGACCAACCCCTTCGCCTGGCGCTGATCGCAGGCGCCAGGAGGACCCCATGAGCCAAGACGCCTTCGACGTTCGCTGCTCCACGCCGAGCATCTTCACGACCAAGCTGCGGCTCCTCGGCGCGGGCGCCGGCAACCCGACCGAGGTCTACGGCGCCGACGTGACGGTGACGTGGGTCGCCACCGGCCGCTACCTGCTGACGTGGTCGGCGAACCCGTTCACGTTCGCGGGCATCAGCGGGTGGAGCTTGCAGGGCACCACGCAGGCCAACGTGAAGGGCTGCACCGTCACGCACGGCGCGTTCAACACGTCGGCGTACACGCTTGAGGTCGACGTGTGGAGCGCGTCCGAGGCGGCCCGCGACCTCGCCGCCGCCGAGTGGCTGACCCTCGCGATCGACTTCCAGCGCCTCGGCAACTGACCGACCGCCCCGGCAACGGGGCCATTGCGGGCAAGTGAACCAGGTCACGCCGGCCTCATAAGCCGGAGAGCGGGGTGCAACTCCCCGGCACCGCTACCACTCGACGAGCCCACGCCATGCCTCGCAGCGTCACCATTGCCAACCTCATCGCTCGGGTCCGGCAGGCGGCCGACCTCGAGAACGACGATCACGTCAGCAATGCGGAGATGCAGACGCGGCTGTCCGAGACCGTCGGCGAGCTGCACGCCCTCGTGAGCGACGCGGGCCTCAACTACTTCCAGTCGGAAGAGACGATCAGCCTCTCGACCTTCGCGCTACCGACGGACCACCTCGCCACGATCGGCGTGGCGTTCGTCGTCGACGGCGCCGGCCGGCGCCGCGAGTTGCGCGAGATCATGTCGCAGGAGCGCAACGGCTGGCTTGGCTCGACCGGCGAGGCACAGGTCTACATCCTCAACGCGCAGACCATCGAGCTTTACCCGGTGCCGTCGACCGGGACGTACAAGCACACGTACATCCCGCAGCCGACCGACATCGGCACGGTCGCCACGTCCACGTCCGTCGATGTCATCTCACCCGACGGCGAGACGTTCGTGATCGAGTCGATGTGCGCCAAGGTGCTGCGCAAGTCCGAGACGGCCACCGACGGATACCTGCTCGCCCGCAACGAGGCCCGGCAGCGGATCCAGGACTGGGCTCAGCGGCGCAGCTTCAACACGCCGCGCCGCATGGTCGTGGCGCGCGATCCGTACGACCGCGATCTCGAGGACGGCAGCTTCAGGATCAACCGGCCGTGAGCCGCGTCGGCACGCCCGGCATCCGGCCCGCTCTCGCGCCGCGGCTCGACGACCGCAAGGTCGACCGGGTGGCGCGGGACCACGCGCGCCGCATTGACGACCTCGGCAAGCTGCCGGCGTCGGGGATGCGCGTGATCGCCGGCGTGGAGCTCGCCGACGGCGTCGAGACCCCCGTCGCCCATGGCCTCGGCCGGCGCCCGACGTGGGTCCGTGAGTCGTGCCCCCGCGGCGCCGCGGCAACGGGCCGGATCGAGGAGGTCCGCTCGAGCGACTACGACGCCGACAAGTTCGTGGTCCTGAAGGCCACCGGGTGGGGCTCCACCATCACCATCGACGTGCAGGTGATGTGATGGCGCTACCGCCACGCCTGCATGCGCCAGTTGCCGCCGGCCGGGACCCACTGGATCATGGCCTCCAGCCCCGTCCCGACCGGGCACAGCGCGTACGCGAGGCGTGCGCCCTGTGGCATGTCGATCGGTCGGTCCTCGCGCGGCACGGTCAGGCACCCGGCGTCGTCGAGCCCCGACGCGGTGTGAACCTGACCGCCCGGCCCGCCGCCGTAGGTGAGCGTCAGCCCGTCGACGGTCAGCGTGGTCGTGTGGCTGAGGTCGCGCAGCGGGCATCCGCTCGGGCATGTCCATGTCACGTTCCAGGGCGGGGCGGCGTCGGTCGGGACGTCGTCATCGGCCGTCGGGTCGCCGCACGCGGCCAGGAAGAGCAGGCCGATCATCGTCTTGCGCATCCCTCAAGCCTACCGCACCAGGGGCGGTGATG